TCGCCCACGGTTTTGGCCACGCCTGCAATGTAGTCTTGCGCGTCGCGCAGGGCGTTGGCGTAGGTGTCGGCAGCGCGTTGGGCTTCCTCGGCAGCGCGTTGGGCGGCGGTGGCAGCGGCTTCGGCGGCTTCTTTGGCTGCGCTGATCTGGTCGCGCAGGCTTTGGTTGTAGTCGTAGATTGCGACTTCTGCGGCGCTCATGCCGTTGGTGTCGAAGGCGCGCAGGTCGCCGCCTTGCAGGGCCAGCAGTTCGCGTTGCAGGCGCTTGCTTTCTGCCTGCATGCTGCTGACGGCTGACGATACGGCGGCGGCTGCGTCTGCGGCCGCAGGCACCAGTGCAGAGAAGCCGCCTTGCAATTTAAGCAGGCCAGCGGACAGCGTGGTGTCGCCCGCTGCAACAGCTGTGTCTACCAGCTCGCGGAAGGCATCGCGGCTGGCTGGCAACGCCACGCCAAGCGCGGCAAACTGCTCTGTCAACTGCTGTGTGGCAATGCTTGCGCGTTCTGACTCAGAGTAAAAATTGGTGTAGTAGCCGCTGAGGTTTGCCACTGCTGCCTCGGCACCGCCCATTGCGGTAATCAGTGCGCTGGTGGCGGCCTCTGACAGCCCGGCAAATGCCTGACTCGCCATGCCCATCGTCTCGATTGCCGTGGCGGCTGCGTTGATTTGTGCCACCACCTGACCAAGTGCTTCGAGCGATGGGGCATCGCCCAGCGCGTTGAGCATGGTGTCTGCCCAATCGGGTGTTTGCGTGATGAGGTAGTCACGCACATCCTTTGCAACGGCGGCGGCGTACTCTCTGGCCCCGGCTTCGCCGTTGCTGAATTCACGCCCGGGCCATTTGTCGGTGCCGTTTTTCCAATCAATGACCGTTTGGTCACCGATGCGCACCATCAAAGCGCCCCACGCACCATCCTTGCTGGTGTCATCTGCAAACGCTGTGGCGGCGTAGGCACCGGCTTTGCTGCCGAATGTGGTGGCTGTGCTGTCCAGCAGGCCCACCACGGCTTGCGCTATTTGTGCTGCGGCCTGCTCGCCGCTGGCGGTGTAGTCTTTGCTGGCCAGGTCAAAGCCCAGGCCCTGGCCTTTCACGGCATTGCCGGTGGCCGCCCCACCTGCTGCGCTGAAGCTGCCTAGGCCGCCGCTGTGGTAGGTGCCGCTGTCGTCAAGTGACTCGATGAGGCTGCCAATTGCCAGCGCGCCCAGCACCCAAGGGGCAATTGCGCCAGCGGTCATGGCAGCGCCGTTTGCGCCACCCACTGCTGCGCCTGCACTCATGCCTGTAGCGGTGCCGGTGCCTGCCACCGTGTTCATGAAGCCGGTGGCGGCGTATTGGCCAACGCTGCCGATGGTGGCACCGCCAAGCACAGAACCACCCACCGCGCTGCCAACCGCTGATGACGCAAACCCACCCGCCGCAGAGCTGACGGCACCCGTGGCAGCGGTTGCAATAGGGCTGACGATGGCGCTGACCACGGGCCGCAGCACCAGGGTTTTGAACATATTTACTACGGTGTCGCGCAGCACTTCGGCAAAGCCTTTGCCGGATTCGAAACCGCGCATGAGGGCGTCGGTCAGGCTTTTTTCAATGTCTTCACTGGCTTTTTTCCAGGCGTCGGCGGCTTGTTTGGCGTCGTCATGTATGGTTTCTATGACTGCACGGTTGATTTTGACTGCACCCAGGTCGCGCAGGGCTTTGGCCTCGGCGCGGAGGTTTTCGCTCATCTGCCCAGACAGGTCTATGCTTTCCCACGTGAGCGCGGCGCGCTCTTTGGAAGCGGCCATGTCTTGCAGCTTGGCGGCCTCCAGCTCTGAAACGGCTATTTTTGTCAAGCCAATGGCGGTGGCTGACTGGCTTTCAGACTGGATGTTGTCCAGCAATGTGGCGGTGTTTTTTTGCACCGCATCAAAATAGGTGTCGTAGGCTTTTGTGGCTTCGGCAGTGGCTTTGGCTTGCTCTTTCAGCGCTTCTTTTTCGTCGTCGAGGCCTTTTTTGTAGAACGGCTGCTGTTTGAGCAGCTCGGCCTGGGCAGCAATCAGATGGTCAATGCTGATGTATGCGGCGGTGTAGGCGTCGTTGAGCTGCACCCACTTTTCAGCAAAGTCTTTGGACAGGCCGCCTTCGGTGGCGTTGAGGTCGCTGTAAAGCTCCAGGCCACGCATGGCAGACTTGGTGAATTCGTCGATCTTTTCTTTGGCCTGGTGCGTGGGCTTGATTAAACGTTCGCGTATGTTGGCTTCTGTTTCCGGTGTAAAAAACTCACCCATTGCCTTTTTTGCAGCAATTACAGCGGCCGCAAATTGCGCTTGAGGGCCAGCGTTTTTTTCCCAAAACTCAGCATATGCCTTGGCCTTTTCTCGCTGAGAAGCGAGTGCGGCATCGTCCACCATAGCGCTGTAACGCGACTCTGATAAACCGGTGCCTGGTTGGCGCGCAAGCTGGTCGCGGGCGGATTTGGCGCGTTCCAGCTCGGCAATGAGTTGCTTTGTTTCCTCAATGGCGGGACCGAGAAAAATGTTGCCGCTGTAGGGGCGCTCTTTTTCCAGCTCGTTGAGCTTGGTTTTGGCTTGCTCCAGCTGGCCCTGCAGGGAAATGGCGCTGTAGCTGAGTGCGTTGATGGGGTTGAGAAACTGGGCCACGCCACCGGCACCGGCTGCGGTTTGGCTCCAAAAGCCACCACCGGCTTTGCGGGCGGCCTCCATGCGCTCGCTGATGCCGTTGAATGCGTCTGACAAGATGTTGATTTGCCCGCCAATGGCGTCAGACACACCGGACTCGGACACGTTTTGCTTGAAACTGAGCCAGGCGGTTTCAAACCGGTTAAGGCTGGCCTGCATGCTTTTGGTGGCGTCTTCAACGCTGCCGCCCAGCTCGTTGCGCAGTTGGGCTGCAAACTTGGGCAGAAAGTCGGCACTCATGACCTGGCCGGTTTCCATGAGTTTGTTCAGCTCTACCTCGGTAACGCCCATGGCACGGGCGGCAATGGCAAAGGCACCTGGCAAATGCTCGCCCAGCTGGCCACGGAGTTCTTCGGCCTGCACTTTGCCTTTGCTCATCATCTGAACGACGGCCATCATGGCGCGTTCGGACTGTTCGCCGCTCATGCCCATGACGGTGGCGGCTTCGGCTATGGAGGTGAACAGCACACGGGTTTTTTCGCCCTCCATGTTGCTGCCACGTGCAGCGGCCACCATTTTCATGTACTGGGTGGCGGCACCGCTCAGCTCTAGGCCCAGGCGGTTGGCTTCTTCGCGCACAAAGGCCAGCTCGCGCGCACCACCGGACGCACTGCCTGCGCCAAACTTGAAACCGTTGTTCCACTTGTCAAGCTGCACCTGGGCTTGAATGAGGGCGTCGCTGGTTTCAATGATGGTGTTTTTGAGCTTGATAAGCCCCACGGCAATGCTGCCACCCACAAACGCGCCTTTGATGCCGTTGGCCAGGCGTGCCATGGAGTCGTCAGCGGCTTTGGCTTCGGCAGAAACGTCTTTGAGGCTTTTTGTGGCCTTGGTACCAAAGCCGTCAATGGCTGCACCGGCTGCACCGGTGGCTTGCTGCAGGTTGGATACGTCGCCCGCAAAGGCCACGCCAATGTCGAGGTTGCCAATTTGAAAGCTCATGCGTGGCTGCCTGTGGTGGTGCGGTGTGGGTGGTAGCTAGTCGGCATGGGGCGGCGGCGGCTTTTTGTTGCCTGGCTGGTGTTTGGCCAGGTGGTCAAAAAACACGCGGTCAAGCTGGCGAATAACGGTTTGCTCCCACGGGGTAAGGTGGGTGCGGTTGATTTGCTGCCAGGCCAGCATGTCGGCCGCTGTGATGCCGTTTGGTGCGTTGAAGCCACTGGTGCGGTCGCTGTGCAGCTCCAAAAAAATGGCCCACACCTGCCTGGTGTGCGCAGGCAGTGGCGGCACGTCAAGCTCGGGCGGGCATTTGCCGGTTGAGGCGGCAATGCCTTCAAGGTGCTGGGCTTGGGTGCAACCATCTGGCAGCCTGCGGTTGAGTTCAAACGTGGCCTGGGCGTGGCTGGTGAGGGCGTCGCTCAGGCCTTGGTAAAAACGTCAACGGCGTTCATGTCGGCCACAAGCTGGCGAACAATCCACTGGCGTTTTGGGTCGCTGTACAGGTCGATAGCGGCTTGCCGGGTAAATGCAATGGGCTTGCCGCCTTGCGCAATGCCGCGCCAGCCCATGGTGATGCTGGCCAGCATGGCGATGGTTTCGCGCATGTCGTCTTCAGGGTCATCTGGCTGGCGCACTGCGCCACGTTTGGCGGCTGCGTTGCGGGCCATGTCGGCACGTGCTTTGCGAATGAGTTTGAAGGTTTGGGCCTTGCGCTCGGGGTGCTCAGGGCCAGCCAGGGTGATGAATGCACCGGTGCCTTGCTGTGTTTTGGGGTTGAGCAGTTCAATGTCGGCGGTGTCGAGGTCTTCAATGGTGTCGAGGTCGAACACGGCTTCGGCTGGGGTGCTGGTGGTGGCTGTCATGGTGTTTTGCAGGTGGTTTGGGTTGGGTTTTGCCCTTGCCGGGACCAGCCTCCACCTGCAAAAGCGGAGAGCTGGCCCTGGTAGGTGCGCGGGGTTGGCGCTTAACCTATAGGTCAGGCCAGGCTGTCTTGCATGGCGATGGTGCTGGCCTCGTGCGCAGTGCCCGCGCCGCCCGCGCTGTTGAGCAGTGCGGTGAAGCTGTAGGTGCGCACCACGCCGCCTTCGCCGTCGTTTTTGTCGGCGCTGCCCAGCTTGACGCGGGACAGGGACACGGCCACAAAGTCGGCATTGGCGGTGTTGTTGGTGGTGAGGGCGACTTGAATGCCGATTTCGGTTTCGTCGGCAAACACGGCGGGCAATGTGCCGTCTTCAAAGTAGGCGGTGAATTGCCCGCTGACGCGCACGCGGCCAGGAAACTGGGTGGCAATGGTGTTGGAGCCCACCACGGGGTCGCCGCTGAAGGCTGCGGCCACGTCAAAGTTCAAACCGGTGACGGCGGCCATGGTGGTACCGTTGATGCGCAGCACACCATTGACTGCGGCCACCACGCCACTGGTGCCCGCTGCTGTGGGGCTGGTGAAGTAACGGGTGCCGCTGGGGGCTTGGCCGTAGTCTTTACCTGTGGCAGAAAAGCTGGCCGTGGCCAGGCCGGTGGGCGGCAACTGAATGCTGGCCTGGTTGAACTTGACGCCGCTGTGCACCTCGCTGCGGGAAATGTCGGCAAACCATTCTTCAACGCTGAATGATTTGTCTGTATGCCCAGTGAGTGGCACATAGGTGGTTTTGCCTGGCACTGAGACGGTGGCCGATGCAATGGGGCCTTCAGCCACCAGGGTGGAGCTGTTCAGCACAATGACCGTGGCCACGGTGGCCGTGAGGGCCACCACAAACAGGTTTTTGTTGAGGTTGGCAGCGTTGAACGTGCCAGCTGACAGGCGAATGACCTGGCCAATTTTGATGCCACCGGCCAAAAAGTCGCCAGCGGCGCGGGTGACGGTGTACGTTGGGCCGGTGCCTGCGATGGTGATGGACAGGCCGGTGATGGCTGTCACGGCGGCAAAGTCGCGCTTCAGGATGGCCTGAAGGATGTTGGTATAGCTGCCAGGTGACAACTCGCCATTGACGTTGCCGGTGATGCGGCGCACGCCGTGGCGCATGTCGGCCACCTGGAGGTCAGCACGGATTTCGTTTGACTCGTAGGTGTCTTTGGTGAGGTTGAATGACGCATCGGTGCGGCGCAGCAGTGTTGCGCCGGATGCGGTGGGCAGGGTGCCGTAGGTGGTTTCTTCCTTGATGGCAACTTGCTTGTAAATGCCTGATGCTTGGGGCATGGTGTGGCTCCTGTGGGGTGTGGGGCGTTAAATTGCAGTGAATGGGTCGTGGCTGTGCGTGCGGTAGCCGCACACCCACAGGTTGTTTTGGCGCACCAGGCGGGCGTCGGCGTCGTCGTCATGCAGCCACTGTTTGCCCATGGGCAGCAAGGCGGTGGCGCACAAACCAGACAGCGTGGGCTGCAGACCTATGACCTTGGCAGCCTGGGCGCTGACCAAACGGGCCTGGTCAGCCGCTGCAGAGCCACCTTGCGTGATGACTTGCACCACCAGCTGCAGCCGGTGTTGGTGCACCGCCCCGCCCTGCGCCATGCCTATGGTGGTGGGGGTGGCAATGCTTTCCTCCACCGCCAGCAGGTTGATGGCGGGCAGCTGTGCGGTGGTGTAGGGGTCGGCCTCGGTGCGGTGGGTGTCAATGCTCAAGGCGTCGGTTTGGCCGACGAGTAGGGCTTTGACGGCCGCCAGCACCTGGGTGTCAACGGGTGTGGTCACAGCGCGGTGCCTTTCAGCAGGTCGAGCAGCAGCAAACCGGCTTTGTCGGGCATGGCCTTTTGGACCACGTATTGCACGCCGTCCACCACCAGGCCGTCGCCGCGTGCGGCGGTGGGCAGGTCGGGGGCGTAGGCAATGGCCATGGGTTGCTCGGTTTGCACGATGCCCGAAAGGGCTTCTATTGCCGCGCTGTCAAACACCAGCTGCAGGCCTGGCACGGCTGGCCCGGCTGCGTACCCACCTGGCCACCACGTTGCGGTGGCGGTGGCCAGTTTGCGCACGGCTGTGCGGTTAACGCGCAGCTGGATGGTTGCAAAGTTGGCCATGGTGGGTGCGGGGCTGGGTGGTACCGTGCTGGACTGGCAGCGGGGCTTTAGCCGGGTGCGCCGTTGAGCAGAACGGCCACGTTGGCGTCGTCACTGGCTGCAGCCACAAAGGCTTTGCCAGCCAGGGTGTTACCGCTGGCGGTGGTGGTGATATAGCCGTTGGTGGCGTTCCAGTAGACGGCTGCGCCTTGTGCGGGTGTGTCGCCTGCTTTTTTGGGCAGGCTGAACACGCCGCAAATTTGCACGCTACCTGTGGCGTTGGCGGCAATGGCTGCCAGGCAAACACCCACCAGGGTGCCCGCTACAACAACTGCGCCGCTGATTTGTGCGGTGCCGCCGTTGGCGTAATCCAGCACGCGGCCGGGTTGAACAAAACTTGTGGTCATGATGAAAATTCCTATGAATGGGGGTTACGTGCTATGCCAGGGCAATCAAGCGCCTGCGTTGCGAACGGCACCGCGCCAGTCGTGACCGGCCACGCCGTAGTCGAGGCGGACTTTGTAGCGGCCACCGTCGGTGTCGAAGGCGGTTTCCATTTCGAGGTATGGCTCGCTGTTGCCATCGAGGAAGGCCACTTCAATGGCTGCGGATTCGCTTGCGGGGGCAAACATCCAGTAAGGCGCACCGGTGAGGCGAGGTGTTTTCACGATGTCGCGGAACAGGCCACGCACCTTGTTGGGCACCTGGAATTTGTTGCTGACGCTGGTGTCAAATTCGGCGTTGTTGATGACCAGCGCGGAGCCGTGCAGCTCTGTTGGGCACAGCAGCACATCGGGCGACAAGTCGATGTAGTTTTTCCCGCCAACGTCTTTTTGGCGCTCCATGAGGGTGCGCATGGCGTCAAACACATCCACCGCCATGGCCGCGCCAGTGGCGACGTTGCCGTGATCGGCGTGGATGAGGGTTTTGCCATCGCTCATGACGGGGCCAAGGCCGCTGTTGGACAGCAGGACGGCGTACACGTCGTCTTCAATGGTGCGTGCGGCGCTGAGGCCCAGATCGGTGGATTGCCCGGTCAGCGCGTTCAGGTCATCGTTGATGATCATTTCGCGGCTGATATTCAGAATCAGGCCTTTGGTGGTGGCGGCAATGCTGGTTTTTTCGCCATCGGACATGGCGACGTTTTTGTATTCGCCCAGCTCGTTTTTGGTTTGCAGGTTGCCCAGCCCACCACGGCGGTAACGGTTGTGCGCACGGAAGTCGGTAACGGAGCCGCGCTTGCAAAAGCGGCTCCACGTGTAAGGCTTGAGCGCGTATGCAGCCAGCAATGTTTTGTGCATCACGTTTTCCAGCAACACAGGAAAATCGCTGCTGGAGTGGGTGAACGCTGCCGCAACCAGGGCGCGGGAATCGCCAAAGCGGGTGACGTTGACGCCAGCGGCAACCAAACTTGCCTCGGCCAGCGCAAGCAGGGTGCGGCCACGGAATGGGTTGGCACTGGCATTGGCGCGCTCGGCATCGGTTGCCACGCCTGCGCGCAGCATGATGGCGCTGGCCATGGCACCACGGCGTTTGTCAACTTCGTCTTCGGTGGTGATGATGCGGCCACCGGCCACGGGCGTGGTGTTTTCGCCCAGCTTGGCCAAAATGCGCTCGTGGGTGGCTTGCACGGAAACGGTTGTGTCGTTTTCGAGCTGGGCGGCCAGGTCGGTCATGCCTTCGCGGGAGGCGAAGGGTTGGAACGCTGCGCGAATGTCGGCGCGGCGTTGCGACTCGGCTGCCACGGCGCTTGCGCGAATGGCGGCTTCATCAGGGGTAGCGGGCTGTTGGGGTGCAGCCGCCGTAGGGTTCACGCTTTGGTGCATGGATGGCTCCTGTGGGGAAGGTGTTGCCTGGGCAACGGGGGTGGTTGCAGCGGCTGCTGCGGGGTTCAAACGCGCCTGCACTGCTGCGGGCACGCCTTGAGAAAAACGGGAGAGGTTGAAACTGGCGCTGGCCTGGATGGCTTCGGGGCTGGCGGCAACGGCTTGGTCGGCAAAGCCCATTTCGACGGCTTCGGCGGCGGTGTACCAGTGGTCTTTGCCGTCGGTCAGCAAGGCCAGCATGTCGGCCTGGGGTTTGCCGGTTTTGGCGGCGTAGCTGGTGGACATGGCAACAGCCCATGTTTCAAGCAGATCAGCGGTGGCGCGCAGTTCAATGGCGTTACCGCTGGTGTTGGTAATCCATGGGGCGTGCACCATTAGCAAGGCGTTTTCTGCCATTTGCACCACGTTGCCAGCCATGGCGATGAGGCTGGCAATGGACAGGGCCAGGCCGTCAACCACGGTGGTGACGGTGGCGGCGTGGCGCTTGATGGCGTTGTAAATGGCGATGCCATCGGGCACGCTGCCGCCGATGCTGTTGATGCGCACGGTGATGTGCGTGGCGTCAATGGCCGCAATGTCTTTGACGAACTGGGCAGCGGAAACGGTGTCTTCCCACCAGCTTTGGCCAATGTCGCCGTAAATGAGAATTTCGGATGCAGCCTGTGCACCCATGGCTGCGCTGGCCAGCGCTGTGCGCTGACGGATGGCATACCACGCTGGTTGCTGGGCAATTTGTTGCGCGGGCTGGGCGGTTTGGGTGGTGGTGGCTTGTGGCATGGACGGCACTGTGCCGCCGGGTGCGTCCAGTTTTTAAGCAAGAAACCGGACTATTTGCAGGGTGATACTGGGCGCGCAGGCAACAAAAAACCGCCAAGGTTGCCCGTGGCGGTTGTTTGGCGGTGGGTTTGCGGTTGGCTTTGCAGTGCTGCGCGGGTTACTGGTTGGCGTCTTGCACGGCGGTTTGCAGGTCGGCCTGGGCTTGCGCCTGGGCGGCTGCGTTGTGGCTTGGGCTGTGGGCGGCGTTGCTGGTAAACACCAGGTCGCGGTCGGCCGTTTCTTTGCGCCACTGGGTGATTTGGTCCAGCATGTCGCGGGGGTTGACGCCGCGTTTGCGCATGACTTCAACCTCGCTGGCAAAGCCTGCTTGCACCAGGGTGACGTAGGCGTTTGCTTCTTTCATGGGGTCAATCCACGGCATGGACTGGGCAATAAACAGGGCATCGTCAGCGCTGCCGGGCTTGAGGTCGCGCGGGTATGGGGCCACGCCTGACAGGTGGGCCATGAGTACCAGGTTTTGCCAGATGGGCTCAAGCCATTGGCCGGTGAATTCGTCAGTGAGGGTGGCGTAGTTCACCCACTGTTCAACCAGCTCTTGGCGCTGGCTGCTGTAGGTGCCTGAGTAGTCGCGGCTGATGGTGCTATAGCTGGTGCCAATGCCTGCAGCCACGGCGCGCAGCTGGCCCTGGCGGAATGTGACGACGTTGGGGTTGGGGCGCTTGCTGTCGATGATGCCAATTTCTTCACCCGGCGCAAGGGTGTCAATGATGGTGCCGGGTGCCAGGTTGATTTGGCGGTTGGCGGGCTGGCCGGTGGCGGGGTCGGTGGCGGCGTCGGCTGGGTCGTAGCCGTCGGGCGTGTTGCGTTTGACGTAGGCGGTGAGTGCGGCGGCCACTTTGGCGGCTATGCGCTCGCTGTCTTCGTATTCTTTGATGTCTTGCAGGCGGTTGATGATGCTTGCAAATTCGCTCAGGCCACGCATTTGCCCGATGCGGTCGCGCAGGGCAATGTGCAACATGCGGTCCGCGGGGACCAGCTTCATGCCGCTTTTGCCCATGGCCAGGCTGGTGGCTTCTTTGGGGTTGCCTTTGTAAACCCAGTAGCCGGTGGGGCGGCCCCAGGCGTTGCGCTCTATGCCTTGGGACAGGGTGTTGCCGTCTGACAGGTCGAGCGGCACGTAGTCGGCCTCGAACACCTCAATGCTGTAGGGCACGCGGGTGCTGTGCTGCAGGCCGGGCACGGTGCCCATGATGTGCTGGCCAAAGGTTTCGCCGTCGCGCATCCAGGCCTTGACGACCATGCGTTGCAGCGCGCCCATTTTGAACAGGCCGGTGACTTCGGGGCGCAGGCTGAATTCGCGCCACAAGGTGCGCAGCTGGGCGGCGTATTCTTCGTGAATGGTGCCATCGGCCCGGCGGGGCTGGGGTTCAATGCCTATGCCGCCTGGGCCGACGATGTTGTTGACCAGGGTGCGCAAGATGCCACGGCCAATGTCGCTGTTGCGCTCCAGGTTGCGGGCCTGGGCGCGCACGGCGGCGGCACTGAGGCCGACGATGGTGTTGGGGCCGTAGGCGTCGGTGGCAAATTTGCGCATGCGGCTGGGCTCGGCCGCTTCGTGCGGCTTGCCTGCGGCGGCAACTTGGTTGAGTACGCTGCGCGCGCCAAAGCGCTGCAGCCCGGCGGCGGGGTTGAGGTAGCCAACGATGCGGTCAATGAGGTTGACGGCTTGCGGCTGGTGGGTGGCGGTGGGTTGGCTCATGGTGTGGTGTGATGTGTGGCGCGTGGCGGTCAGTTGCTGAAGTTGGCCACCGAAAAGCCCAGCCCGCCGATGCGGGGCGCACCAGCTGCTTTGGCCAGCAGGTTGCTGGTGATGCGCTCCCACTCTTGGCGGCCTTTGCGAATTTCGGCCAGGTCTTCCATGCGCAACATGCGGTCAATGCCTGCGCCGCCGATGCCCATGCGCACCTCTTTGCTCTCGAGCACGGCGGTTTCGGCTGCGATGTATTCGGCCAGT